GGTTGGGTTAGGGTATCCTAAGGCGACATCGGTTAGAGTGCTAATGGCAGAGTGCATCACGTGGTGCGACATCTACTAAGCTACAGTAAAACCAAGTGCTCCTAGGGCTCTCTTAACTTCATCTCTGTTGGTTACAAGAGCAGGGCACTTAGCGCTTCTGCTTAACGGGTTTAAATAGTTTTCCATCTATACTCAAATTTGCTTGTAGAGTTACAAGGATCTTTGTTGTGGTTTTTAAATGTACACACATTACAGTTTGCTTCATGTGAAGGATCAATCTTTCATTTATACTGTGAATGATTAGTATCCAGTAACACTTTATCCATTAGTGAGAAGGCATGCTTTCATTTCAAAAGGTATTAGTTATGAGCTAAATTTTATGAAAACCCTTAAATCCTAAAGATTTAAACTGCAGTCCATCGGACAGTGAGGCCACCACTTAGTGTTCCAGCGGCTCCTGTCATTGTCACTTGTGTAAGGAATGCGTCAGTGCCGTTTGCTGTTACAAACACGGCACCGGAAATTGTGTCTCTCTCGTTTACTCCAAGAGAAACAGCCGTTGTGAAAGCTGGACGATTGGCGGCTGCTTGATAAACAGTTGCACCATTCTTAAAGAAATCCATAATCACAGAAAACGCTTCAGCAGCTGAATCAACAAAAGATCCTTCGATGTCAACTATATAGTTTCCCACCGGCGGGACCATAGATCCAGCAGTATTTACAATTCCAAGACCATTTGCAGTTGCTGTAGCAACCAAGGCCGTTGTTGGAACAGCGGTTGTAAAAGTTTGAGCAGATGTGCTTTGAAACCAAGAGACTTGATTGTTTGTTGGCACAGTTTGATTTTGATTCAACACTGGAGAAAACAACTCAACAGTGTAATCAACGTGCAATTCACCCACTTCAACATTGTTCAAAATACCTTGCGTTGCAATGTAGAAATTCCCTACATCGAACGTCTTAATGTCAGCTGCTCCTGGCAAACCAGCGGTTCTAACATAAAAACCATCTGTTAATTTGCGTAGCATCACTGGTGGAACGGAGAGAAAAATATTCTCACACGGCATTCCATCGGAGTGAGGATCCCAATCCTCTAACACCTGTTTGGTTCCAGGGGGTCCATTTCCCGCATCCTGGTCAAACATCATCATAACTTTTCCAACTTGTCCGTTGGTGGCAAATTCGGAAACTTCGCGCTTAAATCGAAATCCAAGCTTAATAAAACGATATTTCTCATAATTTTGAGCCATTTTTGATAGCCATGGAAAGAGGGTGGCTTGACCTGGGTTCACAGGAAACTGGACAGCATTGAAATTCGGCTGGTTGGCTACAGTTACAGCAGCAACAAACTCACTTTCCGAAAATATGCAACTACGTTTGTTAGTAGTATAATTTCTAGTTCCTCCCCTTCCGGCAAGCATACGTGATCCTGGTCGACCACCATTTCTTCCTCTTCTTCCCCGCGCACGTCCTCGTCGTTTACCGCCAAGGCCATTTCTAGGTCCTCTTCCAGCAACCTTTTGGGGGCCAGCCATTGAATGCATTGCTTGCATCACGGCCTTTTGTTGTGCACTTTTCGCGGCACGTGGACGCCTGGGTCCTCGCTTCTTCAATCCTTGATTTCTTCGACGAGCCATTATACTCGTTTTATCAGGCTGGCACTTTATTTCTTCTAGTTCCTGATAATTGCATGATTGCGGTTGAAGGGTCTTTTGACCAGACCAGAGTTCCCAATATCGGTCATCTGATACTATTTGACTTTTAGCCATGATCCATCGAGCATCATCTTTGAGAATATTATCATATTCATCTAAAAGGAATTGCTGGAATTCACGGCAAAACTTTCGAAAAGCCAAATCGGTCCATCCTGTTAATAACATTGCGCACAACCTTTCAAGTGTTGTTTCTGGCGTTAAATGTTTCTTATTGGCAAATAACAGGGACTGCATGAGTTTATTTCGATCATACAGTGGAACGGCCATACCGTTCATAAAAACAGTGTGTGCTGATAAAAAGTCCAGGTCCATCGCAAGCCTCGGTTCCATCGAATCCGTGGTGGTGGTAATTCCTAGAGTTTTCCAAACTTCAATAACAGTGGGTCCATTGTAAAAAACATGTGCTTCATCAGAAACAGTCCAAGTGTTATCATCTCCCAAAAGAGCTTTTGCAGTATGATCCTCAAAAGCTTCATAATGTTCCATACCTGCGGGTGCGGTTTTAATCCACGCAAACGCCATCAGGCAGTACAAAATAAGGGTATTGTCAGTCACGGTGTTCACTGATCCAGATGGGTTTCCTAACTTCTTCAAAATTAAAACTCCTTCTGGTGTCAATATAAGTGTATTGACGAGGTTTCGATAATAGGTTTTTATTCGCTGTAAATTCTCAGCGGTGCGATCTTCTGGGCGTAAACACTTCCATCTAAATCTAGCACAACCCCACATCAAGAAATCTCTCAGTGAAGAATCATATTGGGACTCATCTAAGGCATAACCTTTGCGGAAAACATTAAGTTTACGATACAATTGGTCCCATTGGCCTTTAAGTGGCGTCATTCCTATAGCGGATGCAGTCTTTAAATGCGACTTATACATCTTTTCATTCATATCCCTGAACAACCGGCCTCCATGGCACGTTGCATCAACAGCTCCTGCTAAAAAGGTTCGCTGTGAATTTTCCAGTATTTTCTGGTCAGGTCTCAATTCTTCTTTGAGTGAATTACTAAACACCATGGTGTAACGAGGATCAATTCCTAATTGTTTCCAATCGTCTTCAAGCCACTTTACAATATCCGGATCTTTTTCAAACAGATCTTTCTTTTTCGGATATTCTTCGTTAAAAGGGAAACCACTTCCTGAACTTTGGTCCATATGGGCTACTTCCTCTTCAACGGTCGATACACGAGCATTACACATATAAGGGTAGAATTGCCTATCTACATACTCCCATGCGAGGTTCAAAGCCTTCACATCAGAGTCTGACATAATCACGGTGGTTTTTCCGTATTTGCCAAGCGACTTATATGCTGCGTCCTGATTGGGTACGGGTAAATTCCACCCAAGTCCTTCAGGTTCTTGTTCTTGATCAAGAAATATCTTCACCTGCGGGTCTACACCACGTTGATTCTTATAACGTGGGTATCTGGTGACGTTGCCTACAACCG